CGTGATGCTTTATTCTTCATTGTCAATTGTTTCGGGTGCTTTAATATTAATGCCAATAACAGACGGTCGGTCTGAATCATCAGGATTATCCAATAAACCACTGGCTTTGGCTAACAGTCTTAAAGTCTGTACCTTGTCCCATAACTCAATCTCAATCTCTCCTGTCTTCGGATTGGTCTTGATTCTTTTAATCGCTTGCATGGCATGTTCAGGAATATCCTTACTGGCTTTAACTTGAACATTGCCTTCTTCATCCCAACTCATGATGTCTGATAGTTTTGTATTTGCCATACACAGCAACGAGTAGGCCACGGCCTCTCGATTTGCTGCGATGGTTGTACTGCGTTCTAAGTTTTTTTGTAAAGCTCTGACACCGCCATAGCCTGACAAACTTGGAATCGGTTTATTTTTGTTTTTAGTTTCACTCATCAGAAGGGTAGATCGTCTTCAACTTCCATAAGTGAATCCGATGAGACCGAATTCTGTACTGGTGCTTGTGGTGTGGAATTGGTACCCTGTTTAACTGGATTACCGATTTTAATCTTGTACCACTTGTTTCCAGAACTTTGTGAAACGTTTTCGTAGAGATTAATGTAGCATCGTGTTCCATCTGGTAGTAACACTTGGCCTTGGTAGTCGCCATGCCAATCCTCTGTCTTATCGTTGTTAACAAATAATTTGCCTTCGTTTTCTTTCAATTCCAACGGACGTTTATTATCTTCAGCCATTATCTTCTTCCTTTTCTAGTTCATAAATATGGACGACAGCTGCGCCGCCATCCTTCGATTCACCGCGAGCAATTTCAATGTATTCAAATTGACTATCGTCATCATACACGTTAGCCTTCATGAGTGCATCTAGTATTGCTTTGAGTGTATTGTCCAGATCAAACCTTCTTTTCGATCTGGGATGTATCATGACACTGATCCCAAGACTCTTATCACCAAACCCTTTGTACCCAGCTTTTCTGACTATAGCCTCTACCTCTTCGGTAAATTTTTTTCCAGCGGGAGAGATATACCTTCGCTTTCCCGATGCGTGCCAGTAGTTGTTTACACTGGGAGGATATGGCAATTCAAATCTCAGTGTCGGTGTCATAGTCGATTTAATCTCGCATTAATGTCTTTAGTACAGTAAGCTTTGATCGCATCGTTTATAATGCTCGCCTTAGTCTTCTCTTGCTCTTTCGCAGTCTTGCTTAATAACTCAACACTTTGAGGAGTAAGTCGAACTAAGAACGGTTTTAGATCACTCATACAAGTCTCCTACATATTTGTTACGGACCTTTTTCTTCGGACGTCCACGACTCCGTACATCATTCTCATGTTCTTTAGCGACATCACGTTTACACAGGGCAATCATTTTCAGATACTGACTGGCCCCTATCATCTTCAAGCCATGTCCGTCAAAACCCTTAGTCATTTTCCAGTAGCCACCTGGATCGGTAAACTTGTATTCCAACGGTTTACCCTCGTTGAACTCATTACAGATGAGTTTATAGAATTCACGTAATGTTTTGTAAGACATGTTTAATCACCTCAACAGTCCATCCATTACCTAACATCTTATATCTTTGTGTATTAGATACACCTTCTGTATAACCATCAGGTACAGTTTGTAATCGTTCACATTCTAATGGTGTTAGTTTTCTGTAATACATTTTATCTTGAGTTAAGACATTATCTTTTTGTACAGATGTTAATGTGTTTGTTTTATTGTCTTCACGCAACTCTAACATTTGTGTATATTCTTTTGAACCAGGCGTAATTTGTCTTCCACGCAATGCACCGCATGCTATTTTAGGTTCAGTATTACCTCCACCATGAGCATTTAATGTTGGTGATTTACCTTCAGAACTATAAATTCTTTTTAATATATCATGTCCATTAATATTATCAGCCATACCAATTTGCATTGGTTTTTCATTGTTATTATTTGATTGTTTTTCTGTAAACGTATTGGATGTATTTACAGGCATTTCTTCCACAATATCCTTAAGCACAATACCACGGTCTTCAGGTTGGGTAATGTTAGGTATATTGGTCCAGTACAATCGTACTCGATTTTGTGCAGACACTAATGCACTGTTAATCATAATCGGTTCAACACCGAGATGTTCTGTAATGACATCCTGATATTCTTTTTTCATTCTGACATTCTCTAGTAAAAAGTATTTAGGATTACATTCTTTTAATAATCTGACATACTCAAAGAACAATGCAGATCTTGGATCATTAAAGTTTAACTGTTTACCCGCAAAACTAAATCCTTGACATGGACTACCCCCTAAGAGTAAATCAATTTTTTCTAAATCCTCACCTTTAACTTTGGTAACATCACCCAAATGAATCGTATTAGGATAATTCTTTTTAGCAATCTGAATTGCATATTTGTCTATTTCAGATGCATAATAATTATTTACAGGTATACCTAACTGATCTAAAGCGATTTGACCACATGACATCCCATCAAATAAACTTAATACATTCATTTCTTTTTACCAAAGATACGTTCAAAGTTCTCTTCAAACTTCTTACGATCTTGTATTGGTCTAGGTTTATCTCCTTTGCCACCTGGGCCGACTCCATCATTATTACTCATTTAATCTCCTTCTTTAGTAAACCTTCAGGTAAGTTGATATAATCCTCATGCAAGCAACTGGTATACTCTGCCTTTGGATAGTTCTTTAAAGCATACTCATTCGCTCGTGTACAATCTACAAAATGTCCCACGTATTGTGGGTGTTTCATTGTAAGGTATACAACAAGTACATACTCAAACATCTTTCATCTTTTCTATTTCGTTGTACTTCTTAATGTAATTAATGTCTTCATTGTCCAACATGTAACCTTTCACATCATCCCACTTGACGGTACTGTCATACACAATTCGTCTTAAGTTACCACGAATCCCTGGATATGATGATCTGGCTCTCATCTCGACATATCCTAACTTCATGAGTTTCTTTAAGTGTTGTTGTATGTTAGGGTAAGAACACTGTAACTGACTTGCCAATGTCCTTATCCCAACAATACTAAACCCTTGCTTGTTACAATACGCTGCTAATGCACACAAGACTCTTAAGTTTCCATTCGTGACCTTCTTATCAATCACTGCCTTATACGGGATGACTACAAAGTGTCTGTGATCTTTATCACGATACTTCTTAATCTGTATTGATTCAGGTATCTTGTATTCCATAACTAATAGTATATCTAAAAGATAGTTAAGTGCAAGTCTTGTTTTAATCTTTAGTTGTGCTAATATATTAATAACGGGGCTATGACCCAGCCCTCTGGAATGTAGATAGCGACAGACCAGGATAAACGTGTTTAACCGCAGAGGTGTCTCCTACTAAGAAGTATTTAAAGGTATCGGGAATCGTGAAAGCGGACATGAATTGATAACTCATGGTACTAGATAAACGAGAGCTATCCATCGAAAGATGTTTTCCTGAATACCTTTTTTTATTCGGGTTTGGTTCTATGTTTCTAACTATCTGTGTTCATGTTTCGATAACTACTGGTTACAATACATGTTAACACTTTTTTATATATATAAAAAAGATATGACTGACTCCCCATGCACGTTTCAATGTAAACTGGTTACGATAGACGATCTCGAGCTGTGTGCTTCTTGTGGTCGCACACGCTCGGAAATCGTTAACTGGCGAGATATGGACGATATAGACAAACAAAATGTCTTTAGGATATCGAATGAAAGACTTTTGAGAAAACTGGCAAAAATTTGAGTATGGTACCTATATCGATAGGCAAGGGAGTGGGGGGCCATAAGGTCGTTTCCCACAGGATATCCACACACTTATCCACAAGGATATCCACATAGTTATCCACAAGTAAATGGATGTCATCTAACCCCTGTTTGAAATTGGAATTGAATAACCTAGGTATGGTTTAAAGATACTTTTAACTTACTTAAATTAAACTAGCTTATATCAATCCCTATTAAACGTGATAAGTAAACCCTATCATTAACACCGTTTCAATAAGTCATTGTTATCCATAAGCAAAACTTATCATTATCCTGGCCTTGATACTATTTTCAAATAACTATTGACAAGCTTAAAACAGATATCTAATATCGTAACTGTAATATCATTTTAATAACTATGAAAGGTAACAAAATGGAAATAACAACAAACACTAAAGTAGAGCAATCATTAAGAGAAATTGGATTCACTATTCCAATGTATCCATCAACAGGCGATGTATTATTTCACAATGAAAAAGTAGGTAGAATGAGTAATTTCTACGGCTTAATTCTAGATGATTGTAATTCAATAGCATCTGTATTATTAAAAAGCTTAGAAAATAAACTTGATCTAGCTATTTGGAATAAAGATACAAATGAATAATAGGGGTTGAAATATACCCCTTTTTTTATCATTTATAAACTATGAAAGGTAACAAAATGAAAGATTTAAGAGAATATTCAAACAAAGAACTATCATTAATAGTATTCAATGATCATTATCTATATTCTAAAATGATGGAATATTATGATAATAAGTCAATTAATACCACAATTGCATTGATTGATTTACTCACTAAAGAGGGTTATAAATACAATAATAATCAATGGTCATTCTTTATACGTGATGTTAACTCACATATTAAAGAATTAAAATCAAATCATTAACAAACCATGAAAGGTAATATTATGAAACTTAATAACAATGTCATTACAGATATTGAACAAGCTATGCAACCCTTAGAAGAGTTAGGGGGGGTTCAATCTACAGAAGAGTATATTTATAACCTAACTTATCTTGAAATGATGATAAGAGAACGTATCAAAAATGCACGCGAACATCTTGAAAGGGATCAATAATGAATAAGTTACCTATCAATATATATTATCCAAAAGGGTTTGATCATTCTTTAACTATTGATCAATTGTATTTATCCTATGTCAATGATTTTCTAACCGTTAACGCGTGGAAAAAACACCATTACCTAACAGATACTATGGTGAAATTTATACTTGATCAATATCAACCAATGAAAGAAAGGGTTTCAAATGAATAACTTTGACCGTTACTTATCAGATATTAATTCTGAAATGCTACAAGATATAGCTAAGAAAAGACGCCTTAGAAACGCCATTATGGACGTTTTAGGGGGTTTTATTTTGTTCTCAATCTTAGGCTTTATCTCATATTTTATTCTATTTTTACCCATATAGGAAAGGGAACGCATGAACCAGGAAAGGGAACGCACAAGCTATTGTGGGTTTGATGATGGCCAGGATTGGTTGGATGATCTTGCCATCGAAGACTACTTATTAAGAAAGGGAACGCATGAAAGCGAAACTGAAAACTTACAGTCTGATATTCCTTAGTGGAATGTTAGGCGCATCAATCTATGATCTTGCAATAAATTTAAAGATATCTTATAATGAAAGGGAACGCAGCATTATCTGTCAAAAGGGAATTGCATTTGAACAGATAAACCCTGATGCGACAGTCTATCTAAAGACTAAATTAGAATGTATTAACGAAACCGAGAAAGGTAATGATAATGACAACTCAACAAGAAAGAACTCTACTCAGAACTAAAATCAGACAATTAATTAACTACGTCTTTGAATTAGAACGACGTGGTGATATTTCTATGGATGATTGGTTTGCAATGGTCAATGATCTTGACAATTTTTTAGAACTATTAAATGAAAGGGAACACAATGGTCGGTAAACTTACACCGAATGACCAACTCTCAGCGTCTGAAGTGCCTGTATTAATGGGTGCATCACGCTTTAAGACGGTCAATGAACTACTCAAAGAAAAGATGGACGTGATCAACGGCATCGAGCCACCGTTTCAATCCAATGAATCAATGGACTGGGGCAATCGTCTCGAGTCTATGATCCTCAATGAATCAGCGGTGCGGCTTGGACTTGGCAATCCAAAGACAAACCATGATAAACCTTACCAACATCAAACCTTACCTTTTGCTTGTAGCTTAGACGGTTCAGTCAAAGGGAACGGAAAAACAATCATGACAGACATTGACAAAGGCATTATCTGTGCCAATGCCGATCAGATTGTGATGAAAGGTGAGGGAATCTTAGAAGCTAAACTCACGGCTCATGACGTGGAATCAGCGAATGAATTACCCCTCTATCGTGGTGTGTTACAACTGCAAATGCAGATGGATACGTATGGCGCAACATGGGGTGCCGTGTGTGTGCTATACAAAGGAACCACGCTAAAAGTCTTTATATATCAAAGAGATGAGGAAGTGATTGCCCGAATGCATGAGGCCATCAAAGACTTCCAACGTCGCTTGGATAAGTATAAAAACAATGATGAAGTGGAATGGTATGACATCCAGGACACAAGAGAAGCTGCATCGATCTTTGATGAAGCTGAAAAGACTGAGATTGATCTCTCTGATAAAGCCGATCATGTTAAAAAGATTGTTGAAATCAGAGACATGATTACTGAATTAGAAGAACGTCAAAAGGAACTCGAAGTCGAGATCATGAAAGACATGCGTGATCATGCCTATGCAAAGGCGGGTGACTTTCATGTGACTTGGACGATGATTAACTATAAAGCCACACCTGAAAAGGTGGTACCCGCTAAACCCGCACGAACAATCCGTGCATCTAAATTACGTATCAGGGAGGTCGGTAATGGATGACTTGCAATACTTGTACGAAACTGTCATCAGACAGGAAGAATACGAACAAGATAAAAAAGATGATGAGATGTTCTTACAAATCATTTCACGTCGCATCGTCGATAAACGTAGACGTCGTGAATTAATATTAACTTACTTTGGAGATAATTATGACAGAGAAAATTTCGGTGACTGCTAAGTCATTTGTAGAAGCACAAAGAGAGTTTGCACCCGCACTCAAGACATCAACCAACCCACACTTTAGATCAAAGTATGTCGATCTATCAGGGTGTGTTGAAGCCGTGTTAGATGCCCTCAACAATCATGGGTTTGCCCTGATACAAAAGACTCATGACTGTGATAATGGTGTGAAAGTAGAAACCATCTTTATGCATGAAAGTGGTGAACAAATCAGTGGTGGAACGATTCATGTCCCCGCTGACAAACAAAATGCACAAGGTTATGGGTCAGCATTAACTTATGCAAGACGTTATTCATTGATGGCCGCCTGTGGTATTGCGCCTGAAGATGATGATGGTAATGCAGCATCCAGTAAGTCTATTGCAGACAAACTACCACAAAGAAAGGCACCTGAAGAAGTAAAAAAGTCCTAAGCCTCAATCTACCTGGCAAGGATCCGATTGAGGTGAAAGACAAGGATGCCATGAAGAAGACGATGATTGAAATGTCACAGAAAATAGGTGATAGTCAATTGCCATCGGAAACAAAAGCAAAGAAGTTAGCTGAATTCTTTGAGTTAAATAAGATGGCACTCAGTGCATTAGGCCCTGATACATTCATGGATATTAAAAATGCAATCAGTGATGTCATGAGAAAAATTAGTAAGGAATAATCATGAACACAAATGCAGACCCACTCTATAAAAGGATGTTTGATCGAAGTTTTGCAGAGGATGATTGGCGCGGAAGATTATTGCTTGGCATTTTAGAGAATGCCTTGCATGACTTCTTAGGTTATCGATCACCGAAGTTGTTAGTCGATCAAGCGGCACACTTTATCTATGATGACAACGTGATGTTTGAATTATGCATGGATGTTATCGGTATGGATAAGGATATATTTAGGGAGCGTATTGCTCAGATGAAGATGAGAAGCGAACGCTTAAGAAGAACCAGTGAAGGAAGCGGAGGGAATCATGTCAAAAAATGATTGGATTGCTGTGATTATTATTACAGCGTTGATCGGTTTTGCAAAGGTAGTCAAAGCTTGTGAAACCAAAACCATTTATTTACCTGATGGATCAATGCAAGTCTGTCAGATATGTAATGATGTCGTAGTTTGTTATTAACTTTATAAGGAAATATATATGAAAACAATCAATCAAGTCATAACGACCAATGATTATTCAATGTTTAAGATTATCGATGGCAACAGAAGTATCAATAAGTTGCATCTCAAACGATTAAAAGAGTCAATCAAAGAGAAGTACATTACGGTTCCAATCATTGTGAACCATAAGTTTCAGATCATTGATGGACAACATAGATTCAATGCAGCAAAAGAACTAGGTAAACCGATTAACTATATTAAAGTCAATGGGTTAGACCTAGCTGATGTGCATCGATTGAACACCAACTCTAAAAACTGGACTGCTGATTCTTACATGGATGGTTATTGTAAGTTAGGTATGCAAGAGTATATGTTGTATCGTGACTTCAAAAACAAGTATGGTTTTGGTCACAATGAAACCAATGCTCTGTTGACTAACAGGACGAGTGCGGGTGGTCATCACATCGAAGCATTCAATCATGGTACATTTAAAGTTGCAGATTATAATCTAGCGACAGAAAATGCAGACAAGATTACCCAGGTAGCACAATACTATGATGGGTACAGACGTCGTGGTTTTATCTATGCTATGCTGGAAGCATTCACTCATCCTAAATATAATCACAATGAGTTCTTAAGTAAGTTATCTTTTCAGAAAGGCAAGCTCTATGATTGTAGTAAGGCTGAACAGTATCTTGAATTGATCCAGAAGATTTACAACTTCAAGCGATCAGATGATAGTAAGATTAGATTAGTCGATGTATTCTAACAAAGAAGGGGCGCAAGCCCCTTTCTTTATTTGTTACATACGTACATTGTAACTTCAAAACCGAAACGCATTTCAGTTGCTGCTGGTTTAGTCCACATAATAGTCTCCTTGTTAATCGAATCTTTATTATGCGCCTGTAATACATGTAATACAGTAGTAAAAACTAGGATATATGCCTACGGCTTTTCATGAGAATCACTGTTAAACGATCGTTATTTTATGATAGGTTACCCTAGGCTAACATGAGATCGTGCAACAGAGAGCGATTGTGTGGGTCGTTTTTAGTGTGTGACCTTAGGTTTTGCATTAACGATGTACATATCCATCCCTTCAGCATGTAAAAGAATGAAATCTGTCTCTTCATCTTCCGAGAACATAATCTTTACCATCGATTGATCACCTTCTTCTAAGACTTCGATGTTCCAAATCTTTTTACCGATGACTGAGTCAATTGCATTTGCTTGTTCGGAATCTAATTCAGAAATTAAACTATCGTTTTCGTCCATCGTCCACCATCCTTAAGTATCATTGGCATGAGTTTAGGTTGCCCCTCTATTATCATACCACAACCGATGATGAATCTGGATTTAAAATTCTTAGCATATTCAAATGCTAATTCTTTTTGATTGATGAGACATCCTGTTTGCATACCCCAGACAAGCTTG